GGAATGTTGACCCAACTATGCAACCTGATCCAAATTCAGAATGCATAGCTAAACTACCTCGCAGCAGTTCAAACAATCATTACTACTCAAACTTGTGACGCCCTTGAAAGACATGTGCATTGCTACACATAAAATTCCACTATTTACCGAATCCAGCAAATAGCTTGTAAACTTTAAGGGTCATCAAAAAGTTTGATTCGGCAAATGATCATGCGCCTCTAACGACGCCAGCTACGGCCACAGTAGCTAATTTTATTTTGTTTCCTCTTAAGGAAGAGGTGGAGCTGTCTCAAAGTACATTGGAGGCAGCCCCGTAAAGAAGTATGTTTGAAAGTCTTCTCCAGTTGCGCAATGAGCATCAAAAGATGTGTCATCGCCCAACGCCCCAAAGACTCTATAATCAAAACCTTCATTATATTCCAAAGTGGTTGTTAAGTCCTCAGCTTTACCTGGGGAAAACCTGTATAGCGAATAATACGGTACTTCAAACTCTACATTTGGATTAATAAGGCCAGTTTGATACAAACTACCTTCTACACCAGATAATGGGCGATCTGATGCTGGGTAAGGACCAACACGTGTCATAACGTTAATAGCTGACAAAGCGTCGCTCGTGAAAACGGCGCCTGGTGTTGCCAACTTTTGGTAACCGGAGCCACCAACTGGTACACGTTGTACATACGTAACTGGTCCTCTATTTTCTTCTCTATATCCACGCAACAAAAGTTTCCATCTGATTGATCCTCTCCAACCAGAAAATGCATACGTTACCCAATGCAATAATAAAGTGTTACAATAATTATAAGGTGCAGCAGCTCCCGTTGTATTGACAGCTCCAGTCACATTTCCCCTTAAATAGGGATACATGTTTCTTCTGCCATAATGGACTGCATTACTAAAACCTCCAGAAAATATTAAATTCTGATGTAAATTGTAACGTTTTAACAAGGCCCTAAAGCTTGAAATCGCTTCGCCTGTGTAAACTTTATTAACTAAAGCATGGTTTGTATATCCTGGTCCAACTTCAGATGACTGGGACTGTTGTGGTGCAGATGGCTCCTGAGTGTTTTCGCAATCAGGAGTATGTTCTTCACCACTTTGTGGTTTAAATACGAAATTCTGGAATTTACTTTCAGGCACGAATACCTCAAAATCATCTCCCATACTAACATAAACATTAATGTCGATATTGTTATTCACTGTTGAGTTAGGTGTAGTCAACTCATTAACTACAAACACACCTATTATACCATTACCTGGTCCCTTGGACACAAATGGAGTAGATCCGTACATGGTGGTAACGGAACTAAGTCCAGGGTCGGAATGTGTTAGTAATGTGGTCGGCTGACCATTACCTATTTCAATAGTAAAATCCTTTTTGTCTGCAATATCAATAACTTCCAAATAATTGACATTGTATTCATTACCGGCAATTAAAAAGTTAGGATCGTATACTACCTTTATCCTCCCCTTGTGAAAAGCTGATGATACAATTTGAAACCTGAATTTCATTTTACCTGTCCAATACTTAAACGGCAGAGCCGCCATAGCACTAGCAGGAAAATGATACCCTGTAGGCGTCAATGAATCCTCAGCCCAAACACAAGGATCGATACGGCAATTCCACAACAAAGTCTCTGGGGTTGTGCCAATAGCCCATTCAAATGAGGTCAAATAAGACTCTCTTTTAGCTATTTCACCAATATTTAAAGGGTCAGCACCACCCAATCCTGCAATTCTTGGATCAATGGACAACTCTTGCTTATCATCAACAGTCAATTTCTGCATTTGATCTGGCACTGTAGTTAATGCTAAACTTGAGATAGGCACCGGCTTATAAGGATCAGGGTCCTTAGTCACCGGCGGCCTACAATATCCCAAAGCTTTAGCAACTTCAGCCACCATACCAGCTCCTTCAGCTGTTGCTGTCGCAAATGGTCCTATCATGGGTACACTTGACAATACCGTTGCTGCTTTCTGAACCGCCGTGGCAGGTCCAGAAATATAGCCCTTGTCATTCGCCATATCAACCTCCTTACCAGATTGAGGAGTAATAGTACTAGCGTTAACCCCTGTCAACACAGCCATGGATACATCTTCTAACCAAGCAAACAATGTTACAGTTACTTGATCAGTAGCACCATTGGCATGTTTCAAAGGGTTAATGGATCGAACTGTAATCTCTCCTAATTCTCCCCATTCTGATATAGGCGCATCTAAATAATTCTTATAATGATAAAATGGCAACTTCATGCTTCCACCTGTTGATAAGGTTGGATCTAAAAATACATGAGGTTGTTGCGTTGCCTGTACTACATCCTCGAGCACTAAAGCCCGATTTTGTGACAATGCATCTTTACTTGCAAATGGTAAATAACTAGCTAAAGCTCTACCATACAAAAATCCATTACCATTAATAACTATCTTAACATTCAATTTTGCACGAAGCAAATTGAAATTGTTCACACGATTAATCACCCTAGCATTTTGCAAATATAATTGCCAAGGATTTAATGTAGCGAATAAAGATGTACCTGTTCCCCATTCATATTCACCAATTTTAACTGGACGAGAAAGAAAATTACCCAGTGAAGCATCATCTGAATCCATTAACTTACGTGTTGGATCAATAGTTTCTTCAACTGCATACATATATGGGTCCATTTGATCACCAAAATCGACATTCTGATGACCAGTGTCATTAGCAAGTTTCATAATACTCACGTCAGCAGTAGTACCTGACTGTGGTTTAAAATCCGTCTCATTTGCTAATTCCCTCGCTATATCATTATACCGTAATAATGATATATCCCTATATAACTTTCTCATGTCAGCAGAGTTTATCACTCTGTCTCCGTGATATGACCTGTTAAGATCACACTGACTTTCCCGGTCGTCGTTTTTGCCCTCTATTTCTAAAGCACGAAAAACGCCGTCGCTGTTTTGTTTGTTTCTAATATATTTACTAGTGGATAAATATTTATTTACTCATCACCATTCCTATCCAATATGGGTGAGCTGTATATTTCCGCAAAGTCCTCTCCACGTAAATAATTGTACAAAGCCTCCAACTGTGTCTAAACATACAAATACACAAATTGTGGTAATCCAATTGTACAAATCAATTTTGCTTGCCTCAGATTTGAAACTGGCACTCGTTTAAAGTCGGAGTTAGACTTCACCAATATATGTTCCTCGCCAATTCAAAACACGATCATTGTATGTCTCGTCCAACATAGTACACATATGAGTTATGCCTGCCTTATCAGCGACTTCTCTCATTTGTTTCCTACGCATTTCGTAAACATTCTCACCGTGATTGAACCACTCCCTTAAAGCACCATCTATATTGGTAGCGCATGCTTCCTTTGGAGTTAATGGCGCATTCTTGGGTCGCAAATAACAATGCAAAGACTTCATTATACTTGAATCTAACAAAGCCCCTACGTGCGCACCCAAATCGGCATGATACACACTAAATCGTTTCAAAAATTCAAAATTCTCAGGTTCTAAATAATCACTCAATTCACTATCCTTGTCCGGCATAGTGTATTTCTGACCATATTTGCCTAAAAACTCTGAACATCCTTTAATATTAAAATTAGGATATTTTTCTGAAACAGATCCAATGTTATCATCACCATACGTCATCATCTTAGCAGCATCACGAAACTTTATGTCTGATGAATACTGTGTATAAAAATAAGCTCGCAAATTCAAACTACCACAAATTCCATTTAATATCACTGTTAATGAATTACCTGAAATATGTGTGCCTCATTGTAAGCCCACTAAATCGCCGTTAAAAGCTATTAGTGAATACACAATATCACCAGCCATAGCACTCATGATGTCTCTATCTTCCTGACTATAGCCCATAACTTCCGCCAAATCTATCAATATTCGCAATGATGCTATTAACAACTGTGAAGGTAATTTTTGGTCATATTTACTATAATCACCGCCAAATAACCTTTTATCACCAAAAGTCATAACATGATTGTAAAAATCATCCCATTCTGGACCATGGCAATTAATACCAACAGCACACTCAGAAACTAATGGATTCATTTGAAGAAAACGAATAACTGGTAAATAATATCTTCTCACTAAAAATGTGAGAGCTATTGGATTACCATAAAATATTCTACACTTTCCCTTTGCAACAGGTAAAGCTTCATCCTTCTTGCAAGCCTTAGCTATTGTATATGCACGTTGTCCGCGCTTATAATAGCCTAAAACTCGCTCAATATCATCCATAATTTCCTGTGTAAACATCCTTTGTGGATTCCCTTCCTTCGTAGGCTCTAAATCTATAACGTACCTTGATTTAGGCCCCTTCAAGGGATATCCTATTGATGTCTGGATATTAATAGCGTCCACGAATCTACAACCTGGTATACCATTAACATTCTCCATATCCGTTAACGGTTGTACCTTCCATTTTAACATATGCACCAAATCCAACAATGGTGCTTTATAATCCTTAATCGCCACGTTCAACAATTTATGTGGAAACGGTTCACCTGGTGTACTAGCATTAGCCATAGCCATCTGCCAGCCATACCATTCTGGTTTCATCTTAGGAGCACCCCAAATATTTTCCACACCTGTCACTTCCGTAACAATATGTGAAATTGGTGTGCGCCTAATATCTGACCTTGATGTAACTGCACCAGGACAAGAACCATAATACAAGAATTGTGATCCTTCAGGTAGGAAATTAACAGGACTCTTTTCATGCAAACCATCTTGTGTGGTCACTTCAACACCTAATACTTTCTGTGTAAAGTGTTCCCCATCTCCGGTCTGCAATACGCCATCAATACTTTTAATATATTTAATAGCATCCAGTAATTGATCATGAGTTAAAGTACCCATGCAACCAACTGGCTGTCCTTCTTTTCCACCTAAATGCAATCCTGTAATCATAGGTGTTCTGGTCTCTGAAATTAATGTCGCACCACATAATCCACCAAATGTATTCATTGAAAGGTTTTTATATACACCTCCCTTAAACGTACATGAACCATTGGATACTATGCCTGCTTCACACATTCCATGAGCAGTTATCATCTCTCCACTTCTTTGTCTCCATATCATCTTAAATGGATGTGCAACAATATCACCAAGTGGGAAAAACTTAAGCAAATTACGATAAGAACCTCCAGTACTTGAATAACACAACCTAAAATCTGTGCCTTCAATATGTACTGAAGAATCCTTACAAATACGTGTCTTAAAACTCCCTCCCACAGCGTCTGCATTAACCTTTCTACAAGTTAATTTCAATGTTTCGCTGTTCTTAAAATAATGGTTGGGAATCAATAGCATATTCGATGTAATCATCAATACGTTCGCCATAAGTGTACTATCAGTGTTTTCAGCTTCAACTGAAGCATACAATAAATTGTGCTCCACAGCATTACGCAACCTTTCAACAGTTGTGCATTTGCTGCTTTCTGATGCTGGCAAAACTCTTTTAGTAACTTGTGACCAAACATTAACTTGTTGATCTCTTGCTTTAATATCTTCCATACACGTTGGTTCTAATGCGCTATGTTCCTTTACAATACCTCTCCACGACTTATATACTTTAGCAATAGCATACATAGCCGCCATAGAGGCACATCCACAACACAAAACCTTGGCATAACTAGCACGTCTACTTCTCGCAATTTCTATTAGATTATCGGTGCGGTGACATAATTCTGCCATCATCACTTTTCTAATAGCCATTTTCGTTAAATATTCGCCAATAGTTACTCCTAAAACTAACAATAAAACACCATGCACTGGACTAATCAACAGCGCAAACAGGCAAAATAATAAATAACACCATTTACATTTGTAAGTAACTTCATCAATCTCGTTTCTATACACAAATTGTAAAAGCGTTATAAATCTATCATTTTGCAGCCACTTGAACGGCAGAAAACAAATCCAATCCCATTTATCTAAAAACTGGTTTGTTTTTCTATATAACTCTGCCGTGGGCATCTGCGCTAATGTTGAATTAAAACTCGCATGTGTCTCATCAATAGCATCACGTACACGCTTCTTCGCTTGTCTAATATGCTGCCATGCTTCAAATCCATATTGTTCTGACATGTGATCAGGACAAAAATGTTTCAAATGACAACATCCAGGATGCTGACAACGCTCCAATGCTTGTTTATCAGCCTTCCTATCTAACAAAGCTTGTTGATTCTTCCTGTGTTCATGAAAGTATTCGATCGCACATTGAATTGCTTCAATTGAAGAGACTTTTTCCATAACTTTGCCTCTCCATGTTATCGGCATGTAGCTTGCTGAAGTTGTTAGTTTTTGTGGTCTAACAGCCTGTTCAATTGTAATTTCCCAAATATCATCTATTAAAGGAGGGTCGTACACCCCATCAATTGTGTAATGTTCTCTTATTTTCGAACTATCCACACCACAAGGTGTTCCTTCCTTAAATCGCTGAAATTTTTCTTTACATTTAACAGTCATAACCAAATCCATCCTGCGTTGAATAGAATATGGACATTGTGAATACGCTCGTGCATCTAAATCTTTAACATTAGTGGTTACTAAAACAATCTCTGGTTCGACCCAGCATTGTCCTTTACCTTCTAATTCTGCTTTATTTGCATAATACGTTTGATTGTTACACATGTCAATAATCATTCGTGTCGGTGGTCTCTGCACAAATTCGGCTTTTTCGTTAGCCATATCATCTAAAATCGCTACCGTCTTAGTCGTTTTCCAACTAGACATGTATTGGTCTCCTGCATTAATTGTCGCCCAAAACTCTCTGTCGGTACTGTGACCAACACTAGTTAAAAGCGACTCCACTAGTTGCTCTCCAAATGTTGTCTTACCTTGACTACTATCGCCAAATAGTTCAACGGCAAATGGAGCCTTTCTAATTCCTGCGGCCATTTTCATATTAGTGTGTTCATTTTTTATGGTTTTTAATTTCAATATTTTATCACTAACTAATTTCTTATCAATACCGCTTAATGAG